GTATTCCTTGCCGTTAGCGGTTTCTGTGCCGGTAGCACGCCACCCGCAAGTGACCACCACAGAGGTGAAGCCGTTAATTTCGGTAGTAGAAGTGGAGAGCCAGTCGGTCGTCCAAATGATAGTAGCTGACATGATTAGCCTTTCAGTTGATTAAGCAATGTTTGCCGCTTTAAGGCGGGCGCGGAGGGATTGGATTTCCTTGACCAACATAGGTACAAGTTTGGAATAGTCCACAGCCATCATTTCTTCTGGGTCTGCTGGTTGATGTACTGCTTCAGGTGCAACAGTAACCAATTCTTGAGCAATAAAGCCGTAACGTTGATGTGAGCCGTCTGACTTCCAATCGTATTGACGCACTTGGATGGCGTCAATCAAATCCGATGCCGGTGCAGCGTCTGCGATGTTGGTTTTTAGGCGCTGGTCGGAGGTCAGGTTATATAGAACTCCAGTTGTGCCGTTTTGAGTGATGGAGCCGATTAAGCCGCCGTTATAACCGAAATAGGCAAATGTTGTCCCCGATGCAGAACCATTATGGCCAAGAGAAAGTGAAGCATTAACGCCTGTATTTAACCCAGCGCCCTGAGTCGGAACACCTGTTGCAGTTGTATACCCTACCAACAAATTCCCGCTGGAGTCTATACGGGCGCGTTCTGAACCATTAGTACCAAATACTATTGGTGTTGCTGTATTTGTTCTTAAATAAGCATAGTTACCAGCTTCATTAACCAGTAAGTCAAAAGTGTATGAAGTTGTTGCTATACGTTCAGTTGCTTGTGTCGTTGAAAGCAAATGTAATGTCGTAGCAGGTGAAGTAGTACCAATACCCAAATTCCCACTAGCATCAAGCGTCATTGCTTGGGTGAAAGTTATGGCGTTACCTGCTGTGCCGGAGGGGGCGTTGTACCAAGTGTGAGTGCCAGAAGCAACTTGATACCTGCCAGCGCCATAGCCAGTAAGTTTGTATATCCAATTTGTGCCGTTGTTATACGCGCTTGCAACTATGTTAGCGGCAGGGTTGTTTAAATCAAAAGAAATACCAGAAGCATAAGCGCCTTCAAATGCACGATATGCGTTACCAGATGTACTAGGCGTAACCCCTAGTCCTAGGTTGCCGGAGGTGTCAAACGTGGCAACATAATTTCCATTTGTTGCAACTTGTAAGTTGGTATTTGAAAAAGTTCCAACGTATGCGGCTGAACCGTTCTGAATACCTAATCTAAGTGTATATGTGCCATCAGTAACAATATATCTAATGTTGCCGCCGCTACTTGCCAAATTAACGCCATTAGCTGTCACATTAGAAAGTATGTCTAACTTTGCCGCTGGCGAACTTGTCCCAATACCCAGACCTGTGCTGGTTAGGCGCATTTGTTCGGATGAACCGATGTATCCAGCTACGTAACTGCTTGCTCCGCTGATGTACCAGCCATTGCCCGTTTGTCCTGCACCATCAAACAAAGACACACCGCCAGTATCACCGGCGATGTAAATGTTGCGCGCTCCGGTTCCGAACTTGGCGCGGTCACCAGCTCCAATGTTGGCAAAAGTCGTCCCATCAAACGTCAGCGCAGACCCCGTAGTCAGCACCTTAGAGCCGTTCAAATAGGCTACACCGTTGGCTGTGCCGCCCGGTAAAGACACCGCACCAGCAGAACTGATAGCCAGCGCATCCGTAGCAGAACTGTTTGTCGTAAAGTGAATACCGTTAGCGCCAATCGTACCCAACACCAAGTCCGTAGAGGCAGTTAAGAAGTACCCATAACCGGGCGCATTGATTGAGCCTGTGCCGCTATAACCGCTCGAGTTGATACCAACCGTAGCGTAGTTGGTTGTAGCCGTTCCTTGGTCGTTATATGCAATAAACTCAGCCGAGGCTTGAGTGCCGTTGCTGGTGTTTTGGATGACGTTCTGGAAGTAGCTGTTGACGCTGGTCTGGGCAGATTGAACGATGCCGGTGTCGCTAAAATTCAACGTGCCGTAGTTCAATGGGCCTACGTTAGATGCAGCCGTTGTCGAAGCGTTTGTGGTGACTGTGCTGAATGTCGGCGTACCACCTAAAACAACCGCCTCTTCACTTGGGTAAGTCACAAACACGTTGACCGTGCCGCTGAACGTCACCGCAGAGCCAGCATTGCTAGAAGACAAAATCGTTGTGCGGGTCAGCGTAGGACCGCTTGTGGAGTAAGTGCCAATCCCCACCTCCCAATTGCCAGTAGAGTCTGTCGCAGAATAGTATGTCGTGTTACCATTCCCAATCACTGAGAAGCTCTGAAAGCCGGTGACTGCACCAGACAGCGTAAAACTGACCGTTGTGTTCGCTGTGCCTGTCTGCTGGACTCTATCTGCTAAAACTAATGACATGGTGTATCCTTACTGTGTTTCTACAAGCTCCCAGTTGGCCATCTGAGCATCATTGATTGTAGACCAGCCCGGTGATTGTGTGTCGTTTATCGTTGTCCAAGACGCCGTTTGAGCATTGTTAATAACAGCCCAGCTCGCTGTCTGAGCATCGTTGATAAGTTGCCAATTTGCATTCTCGGAGTCATCTATAAGCTCCCAGTTAACAACCCCGAGTTTACCTAAAACTCCCGTAATAACCTGCCCAATTATGGCAGGTGCTACTGCCACTGACAAGCTGTTCACCGAGCCGGTTGCACTGACCGCAGTCAAAGACGCAACTTTACCGGGCGTAAGCGTACCAACCGATGTTGTACAAGTAACCCCGGACAGCCCAACACTAACGCTGTTCTTAAGAATACCAACAGTACCAATCGAAATCAGCCCGTTGTTGGACGTGCCCGTGACCGGCGGCAGCGCACCATACGCATACCCAGCAAACGTGTTCGCCCCAGTAACAAACTGCGGACTGATAATTGGGACCGTTGTACTCGGAGTCTGGGTTCCCGTAGAGCCAGTCGCTGTAATCGCCGTAAGCGGCGCACTCTCAGACTCAGAAGGTGTTACAGAATTAACCGAGGTTGTACTTGTAACCCCCGTAATACCGTATGCCTGAGTCGCTGTAATCGTGCCAGTCTGTGCCGTAGATGTAACGCCCGACAAAGCAATCGTGACACTCTTGGTTAACTGACCGCCAGTAACCTGCGCCGAAAGCCCAAGGTCTGCTACTTGGTTTGGAACCAGACTACCAAACGCAAAAGCCGCAAACGAATTAGCGCCTATAAACGTGGCAACTGGAATAATCGGAACAAACAAATCAGGTGCAGCCGTGCCAACTGACCCTGTAGCCGATACCCCAGACAAGCCGCCCGGAACCACAGAAGACGTTACCGTCCCAACAATCGTGGTACTCGTAACCCCAGAGATATTACCTGTGTCTAAGTCGGCCATGTTGCCGACAGATGTATTAGAAGTTACCCCACTAATACCAAACGAAATATTCGGCGTGACCGTGCCCAGAGACAACGTAGCTGTTGCCCCCGTTAGGGCATCCGAGTCCGAGTATGTAATCGTGCCCGTGGATGTGGTGCTGCTTACCGCTGAGAGAGCAGCCGATACAACCGGCGCAACCGACCCAACCGATGTAGTAGATGAAAGCGCAGATAGCTGAAAGACAAACCCAGCCGTGGGTGAATTAACCTGAGAAGTAGAGCTTACGCCAGATAGGGCAACCGACTGACCACTGTATGTGACCGAGTTAACCGATGTAGTGGATGTAACCCCCGACAGCGCAACAGACCGGCTGGGCGTTACCGAGTTAACTGATGTGGTACTTGTGACGCCAGACAGAGCCAGCGTTACGTTGGGGCTAACCGACCCAACCGAGGCAGTGGATGTTACGCCACTAACCGTTACGGCAAAGGTAGACTGTCTAGCAGCAAAGGGGGCCGCAGCAAATGCGGTAAAACCAAACATGGCTCCCCCTTAAAAAATTAAGCCAGATTCAACAGCGCAGTACCAGCAGCGTTAGAAGGCATGGTCAGTGTGAACGTACCAGCAGTCACAGTCTGTGAGCCAAAAGTAAACACACCAACAGCAGCATTGCTCTGAGTCGAATTGTAAATCAACACGGTATCAAAAGCAGTACTCAAAGTCACGCTTGTATACACCAACGATGCAGAAGGTGTCCAGTATGCAGTCGTACCGCTGGTCGCTGGAGCTGTGCCGTTAGTTACCGTGATGCCGCCAGCCGTGTAGCCCGTACCCGAGACTTCACCAGTAGCAGAGTACGCAGTGGTCGAGGCATTCAGCGTAGCAGACGCCAGATACAAAGCCGCTTTAAACGTGTCGGCAGCAGTTGTGCCACGTGTGGGTGCAGTCCCAAAGTTATGGGTTGCTGTAAGAAGCTGCCCCTTAAAAGAGGTGCACATCGCTTGGGTGTTTGCCATGATATTTCCTTTAAGCCAACATTGCCTGTATGCCTTCGGCAACGATATTTTTCTTTAAAAGAACATGCACAGAACGATGCACAAGTTCCCCCTCTAACCAGTACTCAACCCACGTAGTGGTTTCGTTGTCATTATCCAACGAGCCTTCTTTTTTTTCAAGCAGAGAATCATCCATCTCGCCTTTGGTAGTAGTAACTAGCATTATTCGCTCCAAATGATTGCAGTTGATGTTTCTTTATCGATTGTCATTCGCCCTTTGCAAGCTATGCTCCAATCAACCCCGTCAGTCTCGTCCCAAACCGGAACACTAATTCTAATGTGTTTAAACAAGTATTCCTTGTTATTTTCAAACACTCTCCACGCATGGTCAAGTGAGCCTCTGCCCGGCTGACCTCTGCTTTTGTTAAATCTTATCAAGTATCTATTCATACCACCTCTGCCGATGTGACCAAGGTAGGCTCAACCGAAATGGTGAAATGAATAAACTTTATAGGCTCATCATTACCATGTCGTGTAAACGAGTGAGGAAGCCATGAACTTGCGAATATTAAGAGCCCGGGCTTTGGGGCAAAGGTGACCGCATTGCTGGCATGAGTAACCAAATTCATGTCGGCCTCAGGAAGATTAATTTGTTTCTTTCCGGGTCTTGGGTCATGGATGGTTGGTACAGAACAGTTCTCTGGAGTCTCGAGAAAGTAAAACCCGACCAACTGAGCCGAGCCGCCATGAATATGTTCATCCATCCCTGAATGTTTGTAGTGCTCCTGACACCACATCTCATTGAAGACAGCACTAAGACCTGCCATTTGATAGCCTTGGCTTAACAAAATGTTCCAGCCAGTCGTACCTATAAAGCTGCAAAAGTCGTTTAAACGAGGGTCAAAATTAATGCTTTCCGTTTGGTAAACAGGATAGAGCTCATGTTTACTCTGCACCCTTTGCTTGCTCAGGTACTCTTCGCAAACAGGCTTAACAACATCCAAGAACTCCGGCTTATCAATAGAATAGACCGCAGATGTGAAATAAAACCCTGTAGCCAGTTGCTCACCAGACATAACATCTCCCTATAAGAACGTTCGTATTATGTCTTAGTTGTTGAAGGATGTCTATCCTCGGATAAGAGCGTAGGTTGAGGTGTCGGCTGGCATTGTGACTGTGAATGAATTGGCGCAGCTTTTGACCGAGCCAAAGTCCAGCACAGCGATAGAAGCGTTAGAAGCTGTGGCATCATAAATCAATGCTCCCCTTGCGGAGAACGAAGCTGGCGTCCAGATAACATTAGCCCAGTTAACAAAAACAATATTGTTTTTAGAATCAAACTGAACACTAACTCCGGTCATTAGTTTTCCGCCAGCCGTATAACCGGTTCCAGTGATTTCGTTAGCACTGGTGTAATTGGTAGTTGATGCGCCTAATGAAGCATTACCATTATAGAGCGCCATATAAATGTTATCAGAGGCAAGATTAATCTGCCCCTGCATAACTTGATATTTAAAGCTCGTTGTAAGACCTTGGTAAATTGACATATCAGGTTACTGCTTGTCGATATTGGCCAGAGCGGTACGCATCCATGCGTTCCAAAGCATCGCCCAAACGTTTTGCTTGTTCCAAGGCTTCTGTATATTTTTGATTATAAAGAGCCACCATGTCTTGCTCACCCTTCATAAAGGTGTAAGCCTCAACGAGTGACGCATAAAGAAGAACTGGGTCATAGTTATTGCTAAGCCAAGTTGTTCCAGTATTTTGATTTATTGCGGAAACAGTAACGGCAAACCCAGCGCCAGCGCTAAGGCTAATAGATAAAGTATCACCAACCACATAACCAGTTCCTCCCGCTGACAAGGTAATAGAGTTAACCACCCCACTAGAAACTACAATAGTTGCCGTAGCACCAGAGCCGGTGCCGCCAGTTAAGGGCTGGTTGTAATACGTGCCATTGGGATAACCAGAGCCAGATACAAATGTACCATTTAGCGTGGTAATGACTCCGGGGATAATTGACGAAGGGTAATAATAGTAATGCAACTCAGCAGTATAGGTTGTATTTGGAGTGGGCCCAACCAAAAAAGAAAGACTGGTTGTAACAACACCGCTTGTCACTGTTGGCCCGAATATAGCATAGTAAACAGGTTCGCCAGTATAAGACTGACTTGGATAAGCTTCTCTGATGAAGTTTACATCTTTATTCAAAAGGTATGTGTAATTACCACTTGAATCTATAACCGCAAATGAATAAGTGGAGAGATAATCTGTTGGAGCTGAAACGTATGGATTTGTTGAATTAACAACGCCAGTTACATTCTTTCTTAAAGAAGGAAACTGGACGGTGTTATAAATCCTTTGCTCTGCTTGTTCAATGAACGTGTTAACGTCTACCGTGTTAAAGGTATTTTCAGTGTAGTTCTGAATCTCTTGAACAAGCTGATAGTAGTTCACGCCATCGGTCCTCGAGCCATTACGCCTTTAGTAGCTGCACCAGTACCACGGATTTTGATGCCATCCGTTTTGGTTTCGCCAACACCATAACTAACACCACTCATCAGAGGGTCTTTGATGGTTGCCGTTTTAGCACTTTTGTTGCTAACGTATTCGCCAGCTTTCATGACTTCAGTACCATCAATGGACTTACCCTTCATGGTATGAGGTTGTGCATACTCGGACGCAGGGCCGTTTTCTTTGCCCATTTGCTTGTGACTGAATTTAGCCATCATTTGCTCCCGGGTTTTTGGTTGTGAGCACGTGCCAAATTACGACCAACGGCCTTCATGGCTTTACCAGTTACACCGCCTTTGGCAAACTTGGTAGGCTTCTGACCGGGATGGTCATGTTTTTCATGCTTGCGAATTTCCATGTCCGCAATCGCTTTAACTGTTTTCTTTTCCATAGCAACTCCTAGGTTGTGCTTATAGTAACTGTACCCAATTGAAAACCGAATATCAAGCTATTTGGCGTTAATGATGAATCAAATCCACTAGAACCGCCAACGGGATTCCAACCCCACTCAAATACTCGACTACCGCCCTCTGGATAACCCACGCCACTTTCAGTGTTCCCGCCACTCACATTGGTTTGAACACCGCTACTGCCAGACGCATAATAACTGACATCAGGCCTTGGTTCTCTAACAGCCTGTGGGTCATACACTGGGTAAAGACCTAAAGACAATTGCGGTTGGTCAGGGTCCCAACATTCAGGACAAACTTTAATCTGAAAAAGTTTTGTCTTGATGATTTCCTTTTTCAACTCCTTAAGCATGTACCGTTGGCCGCAACGGTCACACTCAGCAATTGCATATTTACCTGATGCGTACTGGGTAGCCATTACCAGAACATTTGTCTTGGGGCTAACCGGAGAGAAGCCTTTTCCCTATCCTGAGATGCCGCCATATCCCAAGCTTCATCATATTGTTGTTTGAGAATATCTAACTTTGCCATCCCTTGAGGAGTCTTCAAGGCGATGTAATAAGAAAGACCAGCAACCAAACAAGGAATGAAGCGGAAAGGAATGTCTTCTATGTTGACACCTGTACCAGAATCTTGAATCCTTCGCATTCTCCAATAAACAAAGCTGTAATTCCCACCCGCATCCGGGGTAGGCCACACATTGATGTTGGGAAGATAGTTCAAGTAAACCGGGGTGTTTGATGTGGCAGAAGCTGCTGTCGTTCCATTTTGTCCGCGAGCGCACAATAACAGAGAGTTGCCAGACACGGCGGTATAGTAAATCGTCTCACTACCCACATTGATATAACCTGCGGCGGGAAGGCTACTTGTATCGCTCAAAACAATGGTGGTATCTGTGGCAGAAATTCCAGTAGAACCAGCACCATTGCCTTGAATTGTTGCATTGGTTGGGTTGATGTTTCCAGATTGACGATTTACCCAAACCTGAATAGGACGACCCTGAGCCAGCTTGTTTGGAATCGTTGAATACATTGTCTCGGAGATGCGAGTAATGTTGATATCCATTTGGCCCGTAGTATTTGCTTGCTGACGAATCACATGGTCAAGCAAATCGATTGTGTCCACCGGCAAAGGATAGGCCACCTGACCCGTCACCAATGGAATGATTCCTTGTTCGATTGTCCACAGATTGATGCCACGGTTGGCCCAATCTATGGTCATCAAATTAAAACTACGCCTTGCTGTACGCAGTTGATAACCAGTGCGCACCTCAATACCGCAACGCTCGTAGCATTCTTCTACGATTTCGTTAAACGCTAAGTTGAATGAGGATGTACCACTGGTATAGGCAGTCATTTAAAGCTCTTTAATGTCTGTGCTAAGCGAGCTCTCTGACCAAGCTTTCCGGGAGCCTTGGCAGCTTTCGCAAGCTTATTGGCAGGTATATTATGCCCTTTTTTTACGTGCAACGCTTCACGTAATGAGCCAGCCTTTTTGATTGCACCTTGAATCCATTTCTCAGCCATTACCGATACCCCGCTGTTTTCTTTGCAATCCTCTTGGGTTGCGCTACAAACTGTTTACCTTCTGCTTTGCCTTTACGCTTGGCTTTGGTAGTTGCCGCATATTCAGCAGGGCTTAAAGACTTTATTGCATTCTCTGGCAAATATCTTTCTCCCGTCTTGCTTGACGGTTTGCCAGACTTGGTGCGCCACTTCTGGTCACCCCAGTCTTTAAGCGATTGCTGAGGAGCTCTCAATCTTTATATCCCCCGCCAGCCGCTTTGTACTTCTTAGCTACAAGCTGAGCCTTGCGAGCCGACCACTGACCTGCCTTGGTTCCCTGAGTGGCCGCCGCCTTCACTTGGGAAACGATACGCTTGCGCAGACTTGGCTTGGTATAGTTTCCAGCAGCGTTGACATGACCGCCCTTGGCGTACATCTCCACGGCATTCGGGTCATCCTTGCGATGGATAACCTTTTTTTTTGGCATCTTAGAGGGACTGATGTCCCCCATACCACGGCTTGCCATCATAGATATCTGCCTTTGGTATGCCCTTTCTGAGCAATACCATCACCACGGCCAGCGGCAGATTTAACATGTCCGCCTTTAGCCATCTTGACAACTTTCTTCTCTTGTACCTTGCCGCCCTTTTTCATCACCGAAGGTGAGGGTTGGCTATAGCTACATGAAGAACAACCGCCCAAATTACCAACTTGCTGTCTTTCGGGCACGGCAGGGCTTAATCCACTGATAGGACGGTTTGGCAAGTTGCCCAATGACCCTTGTCCGGGGTTGAATTGACAACCACCATAGGAAGGCCTAGGGGCAATAGCCCCGCTTTGACCGCCGGGGTTCATGCCGGGGACTTGGGTCATGCCAAACTGACAACCATTTTGAACTGGTCGAGAGGTTTGAGGCTGGCTAGAAAGCCCCGGCCTACAGCCAATCTGACCTACGCCACCAATATAACCTTGAGATGGTTGAGAGAATTGACAGCCGCCACCAGCTACCCCTGCCGCTGGCGGTCGTAGCTGACCTACACCGGGACGCAATGAACTGCGCACATGATTCATGCGGCCTTCAAAATCGTCACCTTGATATTGCATTGGTCTATCTACAATTGGCATGGCAATCCCCAAGGTTTATTTATGCGACATTCCGCCGTGGCACATGTGCTCTACATGCTCATGGTGCAACTTGTGACCAGCGGCATGATGTTTGAAATGCTCGTGATGGGGCTTGTGACCGTCACCACCATAGTGCTTTTCAACATGATGCACATTGTGTTTAAACTCATGATGCACTTCTTTTTCGTGCATGTGTGGAGTGTGATGTTGCATGTTTAAACTCCTTAGCAGTATTTAGCTTTACCGCCACCAGCCATCTTGTGGATTTTGGTTTTGGTGTGGCCTTTTTCGGCGATGCCATCAGCGCGATGGTGAGCAGAACTAATGTGACCACCAGCAGCGTATTTGTGGACTTTGCCACCACGCTTCATGCCGGAAGTACCAACATCATTCAAACCATCATTCTTCATCTTTTCTTCAAGCGCACGTGTGTGACCACGTTTTTGAACGGCATGTTCGCCGTGCTTGAGATGATGTTCACCGGCTTCAATCTCGCGGTCCATAGCGGGACCACCAGCAGCCATCTTCTTAACCTTGCCACCATGCGAGTGCATCTTCATGTGGTGTTCAGCCATCGACAGATGGTGTTCAGCCAAATGCTTGTGATGAACCTTGGAAAGTCCACCATGCTTCATGCCGGGAGGAGGCATAGCGCCAGCCATAGGAGGCATGGGAGCAGGTTGACGGGGAGCGGCACGGCGAGCGGCCATCAATGCTGCAACAGCGCGGGGGTCAGGAGTGCCACCGGTCGCCATGTGCTTTTCATGTTTCTTCATATCACCACCTCTTGAGAATTTACGGCCTTTATCGGCCTCGTTAAAGTCTTTTCCCACAGACTGTGGGATACCCACCTTTTTGGCGAAAGCTGCCGAATGGGCAACTGCCGCCATAAGATTATGTTGTGCCTTGCTCTTGCTTGGCATCATTTGCTTCCTTGCTGAATAAGCTGGTCAATTTTAGCTTCCAGCTTATTAAAGCGTTGGTCAATATGGTCAGTAATTTTGTTAAGTTCGTCATTTGTTACATACCCCTTTGCGATTTCCTCGCGTGTACGATTGAGGAGAATCTCAATTCGCTTGAGGTCATTAGACTTCTCTTTAAGAAAAAAAGCAACCATACCCAATACTAGGGATAAAGCGCCCGACCAAATCATGTTGGCATCCATGTCAACACTTCCACGCCCGAAGGCTTTTATTGATTCGGCTGTTAGGGTCGTTGGCCGTTTTGACACTAGTTAGCTTCTTTTTCATGCCTTCCATGCGAGCGCAAAATGAGTCTCTGCGTGACCCGCCTTCTGGTTGCGGAGGCTTCAGATTCATCCCTTGCTTTTTGGCGGACGCGCGCCCCTTGGCGTTTAAACCACCATTCGGGTTCTTTCCTTCCTCGCGTTGCCATGCAGGTGATTTAGCCATGATTAGCTACCGTTTGCGATTAAGTAGCCCTCTTGCGAAACCGTTAAGGCCGCAGTGCCGGTACTAACTTTTGCTTGCAATTGAATGTCCGTTTTTTCAGCTACAAGACGGGGCATAACCCGTTGCGTATGGTAGTTGTTTGTAAACGGCGCAACAATAGTAACAGTGGATACACCAGTGTTGCTTGTTTGATAGTTTTGATATGTAGCAAAACCGGCAGGGTTGGCGTTCAAGCTGGTATTAATATCAATACGGCTTAAGTAGAACGTATAACCTGCAGGGACGGTGTAAATGCCCATCAAAGTGCGACCATTACCAGCCGCAATTTCTGCATACAGCGTTGTATCCGATGTATCTTTCAACGTGATGTTACCAGTGGGTGCGCCACTAGATACCGCCATGCTATTGATGCGGAAATACGATTTCACTGTAGTAACAGTGGTCGTACCGTTCAACTTTATAGTTTCAGAAATTTGGTTGTAATTGGCATCCAAACCGTTAATAGTAACAAAAGTGGCCGTCTTATCGTCGCCAGTGTTAACAGAGCTAACAATGTGCATCTGGATTGCAGATGAAGGAAAAGTGTAAGAGCTATTACCTTCCCATACAGGCACAAACGATGTGCCTACTGCTGTTTGGTAGCCATAAATATTTAGAACACTATGACCATAAATTTGACCGCGAGCAACCTGCAACTCAAACGGTTCAGTTTTTGCCTGCCGTGTAATCGAATTAATTGAGTTATTGGTACTTGGAATACCGTTTGGGCTTTGAGCCATATTGATTTCCTTAGTTACAAAGAGGGGGCCGAAGCCCCCATTCAATCAATCGAGGTTACCGTAGGGGTACTGAGTCAGCGTACCGATATTGTTATCGGGCTGTGAGTAACGCAGAATAAAATTAAACTTACCGCCAGTAGGAGCAGCCACGCTAGTGCCAGTAATGCTCAAAGTGAACACGACTTGCGACAAGAACGATGGGTTAGAACCTGAGTTGGGGTTTTGAATGTCGGCGGTGGTAGCCAACATGTTCCCCAAGTTAGTGCCGGTGTAAGTAATGGTTTGACGACCAGCAGTACCGACAGTCGTAGTGCCCAAAGCAGCGGTAGCGTAAGTGGGAGTGCCAGCAGCGGCAGTGTAGCCGTTAGACACAAACACGCTGACATTGCTCAAAGTAGCGCCAGACTCACCAGTGATTGCAGAGATGTAGTCGACATCAATGGCAATAATTTCGCAGCCGTTAGGGATATACATAACCACGCCGCGATAGACTTGAGTAGTGGTATCAGCGGGGATGGTTTGAACTGTAGCGCCGTTAGCGCTGTAAACGCTAGAGGGGGTATAAACTGTACCGGGCAGGTTGGGGATGTTGTTGCCCCAAGCGAATTGGCCTGAGCCGCCAGCGTAACCAGCAGTGCCAACGGTGCTGTTGGACAAATCAATATAGCAATCTTGTTCCAAGACTGTATAACCAACATCGCGCAAAGAGCCGAAACGATTATCGCCCGACAGGATTGGGCCTTCAAATGTACTACGTGCCATGATAATTCCTTATGCAAAAGTTCCTTTACCCATTGTTGCATCATCTGCTAGGCCAGTCTGGTAAAGGTAATACCTAGATACCGAATAGTAACTGATTTAAACGATGTGTCAATAGATAAATAAAAAAAGGGAGCCGAAGCTCCCCTTTTTATTTTGTGCAGTTCAATAAGAACCGTACATGCCCAGTGGGTCAGACCAGCCGAACGAATAACGTTCGCGAGACTTGTAACGGACGTTACCAGTATCGAAGTCACCGTCCATGCTGTTTTGCAGGGGAGTACGCACAAAGTGCTTCATGCCGTTAGGAACATCGGTGGTCAAGAACCATGCGTTAGTCGCGGTCAAGAAGTGGTTGATTACGTAGCCTTCTGGCACGGAACCGTTGTTCTTGATGGCGTTAACGTCATTGTTGTTTGTACCAACACGCAGTTCAGTGTCGAGCAAACGAGTTGCAACGAACTGCAATGCGGGAGGAACAATCAACTTGCGGGGCTTGGCAGCAATCAACAGACCACGCTCATCAGTCCATGCAGCGATTTGAATAACAGCATTTTCCAATGCGGTTTCATTCAAGTCAGCAGGGGTGCTGGGAGTGTTAGCGTTAGTACCGCCATTCACCAAGGGGTGAGCAGTGTTCAGCAAAGAAACGCCGTCACCGCCAGCGTAGGCGTTGTTGTAAGCGTTGTTCAAAACTGAAGCTGCTTTAACTTGCTTGGTATAAGCCATAGCACGAGCCAGACCCTTGGTATAACGAGCAGACAAAGAGTCATACAAGTTATCTTCAATGGCTTCTTCTGTCAGAGAGAAGCCAAGGGCGATGGTTTCGTGGTTATAGCGAGCTGTCCAAGCTTCTTGAGCGTTGTCATAAGCAATCGCAGTACCTTCATTCTTCACGGGAGCTGCGGAGAAGCCAGACAATTTGGTTTCTTCTTCGAAGCTACGTTCCGAAGTTTCGGTTTCGTAGATTTCCTTATGCTCTTCGCCGTAACGCGAGTATTCCAAACCGAACAAAGCGTTCAAGCCGGGGAGCAGTTCTTTAAGTAGTTGTGCACGTGAAATAGCCATGATTTACTCCTTAGACGCCAGCGCTGTTTGTGACGCCGATGAAACCTTGGTTCCACACGACTAACACTTCAGGATAGCCAACAAATGAAATTGACGTACCAGATGCCAAAGTGATATTGCTGGACACGGTAACGGAAGTGCCGTTCACGTTGGTCACAGTGATGTAGTTACCTTGAGCAGAGCCAGTACCAGTAGGAGCAATCAACTGCATACCGGCGCTGATGGCGCTGTTGGCAGCGGTCAGAGTCACGGTAGAGCTGGAGCCGGAAGTGGAGCCAGTTGCAGACACGGTCACGGCGGTATCAGGAACAACGCTCACAACGCGGAAGGGCAGTGCAGTAGCAACACGGGTGTTACCAGAAGTACCGCTAGAAACCACGCCACCAGACACAGCCAAAGCCGAGTCGCCGGTGTTGGTATTGCCGCTGTTGCCAGTGATGGCGTACAGGTTAGTACCAATGAAGTTAGCAGATGCGTAGCCGACTGTAGTACCGGTGTTAGCCAACGATGTACCTTGAACGGTCATCACAGCCTTGAACACAGCACGTGGGTCATCAATCACAAAAGCCACTGCGTTGTTAGACACAGTGTTGGCGGGCCAATATTGAGCGCGCACGGTTTGACCGGACGAGTTCACATATTCGCAACCAACGAAAACACCCAAAGTGCCAGCAGTAGCTGTACCGGGAGTAGAGGTGGCAGACATGCTTGTAGCAACAACAGTACCGGCAGACAACTGGACGATATCGCCGTAAAACAAGCCGGTTGAGTAGCCGGTGGCAATGGGATACATGCGAGTGCTGCCAGCATAGGGCAGACCGCCGAACTCACTGACCGCCTTTAGCCCGTATGGGGCCGGAACGATAGGATAAGCCATTTAAAACTCCTAAAAATTAAGAACCTTTACCAAAGCTCACCGCAGATTTGCGCTCATTGAAGATGGGCATCCGAGGGTCGCTTTGACGCATTAAGCTATTGTCCACCGCCGCCATCTGTTGCTGATTGAGTTCAGAATAATAAGCATTCTGTTCATCAACCATCTCTTCCGGAGCTTTGCAGAGCAATAACCCGCCGATTTCGATGTTGTCTTGGTATCGACTATTCGGGTCGGCTAGAAGTTTAAACTTCGGTTGTTCTTCCAACTTCACTGGCTCCCAACCTTCGCGATATTTGGCGGAGATATTACGGGGGTCAGCGTTGTTTAAAAGCGCAACGCGAATCCATCTGTATGCGAAACCCGCTTGCTTGTCTGGTTCAGGCAGCAAATCTGGTGGACGCCACTTCTTACGGCGTACCTCGACTTCACGGACTTCCATTTCTCTCGGTGTTCTGTTGGTCATTTTAAGACTCCATTTTTGTTACTTCCAAAGCATATTGCTCCGGAGTTAATCCAAGCTTTTTCGCAATAGCCATCTGTCTAGTTGACAAGCGAATCTTCTTGGAGGCTGTGCTACGAGTTGCCGGGGCGACTACGGAGCTTCTTGTGCGGCGAGTTTCAGGCTCATCGCTTTCTTCCTCGAATTTCTCGGGGAATCTATTCCTCATAGTTTGGTTAATGCGGTCATAGTACTCTTGCGATGCAATAACAACTCCCTCTTCTTTGAGTTGTTCATGCAATGCGAGAGCCATACTGGTCATTAACCGATGTTCTGTGTTTTGATTATCACCAAACCACGGATTTTGTTTCTGCCATCTTACTGCCGTTGGGTCAGCTTGTTGACGTTCCGGTATTTGAACATGATTAGTTTCAGTTTGTAAAGGGGCTGGCTTAAAATTTCTAACTCTTTCGGCTTTCATGGCCGTTTCAGTTAGTTTTTGTTGCGCCTCAATGAGCTTATCTGGGTCTCCAGACTCATAAGCCTCTTTATAAAACCGTTTGGCCGCATCAATCTCTAGTTCAACTGATTTTGATACTGTTGCCAGCGTATTTTGTTGGTTTTCATGCAGGTTAGTCTTTAGCCGCTTGTTTTCTTCAATAAGATTACGGGCTAAATTGATGGCTTCTTGCTGTTCACGAAGCGCTCTTTCCTTTTCGCGGCGCTCATCGTGAGCCAACCGCTTCATTTGCATGAGTTTTTTCTTAACTTTGGTGGAATAGTCTTCCAACTCATCGTTATAGAGCTCTTGAACCACTTTTTCGGGCAATGGTTCTTTGTTTTTGTCCTCTTCGGGCGTGTCATCAAAGACTTCAATCTCTAGATTCTCGTCTTCCGCCTTATTTTCCTCTTCGGTTTCGTCAGGAAATTTAAATCCGGGTTTATCGATAGCCATTTGTACGCTCCTTATTTGCGTTTAATGCCGCGAGGGTCATCTACGATGCCCTCAACAGAGTCATCATTGATAAGTCGGAACTCTCGTCCGTGAATAACAAGCCGTGAGCCTGTGTTTGGGCGGACCAAAATGAAGTCACCCTTCTTGCACCATGCGCCAGATGGGAACTTATTCTTGTCCACGTAGCAGTCTGGGCCTAAATCGACCACAAACAGAACCGTTGTCAGCAATTCATCGTAACGAATTGTGCTTTCGGCTTTGATAATCCCACTCTCGTACTCCTCTTCCACATCGGGAACCGCACAAAGTATGTGATAACCGCTTGGTTGGGGGAGTTGTTTCGCTTTTTCCTCTTGGTTTTTGTGCATCAGGGCAGATAAATCCACCGCTAGGCTTAAGTCAGTCATCCGATTCCTCAAATGTTTTCAGTAGGTCTTTGGTGTTTAAACGGGCGGTGAGAAGACCTTTTATCTCTCCGACCATCGCTCGGTATTCAGAATAGTCGGTGGCTTGTCCGTCCCCCAACGTTTCCTGAATTTGGGTAATGCGCTCATCAATCTTATTGACAAGCACATTTAAATATTTATCAATCATTCTTCACCTTTATTTCCGCCATTGCTTTGCAGCAAGGATTGAACACCAAGGTTTAAACGATTCTTATCTTGGTCATGTTTAATCTTGTCGCTCTCAAGCGCAGCCTTAACGCCAAGGTTTAAACGACTTTGGTTCTGTTCATGCTCCACCTGAGCGGCCGCCTTTTGCATGTCCAACTGCATACGAGCAGATTCTGTTTGCTGCTGAGCGGCAATGCGGTCTCGCTCGACCTGTATTTGAGCCATCTTGGCCTGTGTATCGGCTTGGTCTTTGGCAGACTTTCTTTGAATCTCTTGAGCTTGGAGCTGCAAGTCTTGCTGCTGCAATTGAAGCAGGGGGTCTTGCGCTTGCTGCTGAGCCTTTTGTTGAGCCGCTTGGGCTTGGTTTTCTTGCAGCAACTGCTGAGCCGCCTGAGCAATAAGACCAGAGAGCTGGAACTCCAAGTTGGGGGGAAGCGGCTGATTGGGCTCTGGCAAAGATGTGCCGAGTTGCTTTTGGATTTCTTGACGGTAATGGAAGCCCAAGTGTTCCGCAATGTGCGCTTGCATCGCCGCTTGCATTTGCTGGAACTGCGGGTTTTGAGCCATTGTGCTCTGGGTATTGGGGTCCTGAAGGAAAGAGGTATGGACCGTGATATGGGCGTCATGGTCTTGGTCCATGAATGCCTTTAAGGGTTTACCCGTAATCACATTCATGTTTTCAGAGACTGGGTCGATTGGCATTTGGTCATCATCCAAAGGAACCAACTTCTTGGCGTTCTTGATGCCAAGAACTTCCAGCATCTGCCTATGGAGATAAGGCAAGTTATAGAGCTGAGGCGCTTGTTGCGCTAACTGGAGAACCGCCTGATACTGAACCACTCGCTGGGACATGGTTGCCGCATTTGGGTCTGACACGGGAATAACATCCACCATGTCGTAGTCGGCCTTCTTGGCAAAACGGTCTTGCTCGATGGGGTCGTAGTCATACGAGTCGGGGGTGTAGTCCCGAATGATGTCCCGCAACAGGCGAAGCTCTTGCTTCAGTGAGTAATGCACCCGCGCTTGAATCGCGGTCATTGTTTTGAGGGTGCGCTCCAGAATTGCCAGCGTTGTTCCCACCGGCGAATTGGCAGACATGTCCGCAACTTGAATGTCGGCGGTGCTGGCAAACTGCTTGCCCTCATCAATAATCTTGTCTAACAAAGTAGCCAGAACTTGACTGGGTTCTTTGTAAGGAAGAGGTAAGAAGTTGTCTTTGATGGTCCCTGAAGTGACATCCACATCGCGCCACTCTGCGGGAGCGATTGGGGTGTCGTCCCCCTTTATTCGGAGGTTTCGAGATTTGAATCCGCCGGGCAGGTTTGCAAGACTTCCCGCATCCACGAGTTGTCGAAGGATGGAGGTCCCGGATTTAGCAAATGCTCCAATGAGATGGATAAGACCGAAGTAATAAAAACCGAAGCCGGGGATGTATCCATAATGTACGAAGTGTTGTCGTTTCTTTTTGTTTTTGTCATCAGGTTTCCAATTCCTTCTAATTGCCAAACATTTATTGCTGCCCTTCTCGATGGTGATGAGATAGGGTAAAGCAATACCGGTTGGGTTTCCTTTTTTGTCTGTATCTTCAAATCCGGGCAAGTCCAAATCAACTTGCATTTCCAAAAGCTTATAGCGGTCATCGGTGGTGGCTTTGAACCCCATCTTTTCCGCTATCTTCTTTTCTACCTCATCGAGACTATTATTGGGTTCACCCAAATCAATGTCCGCATAAAAGCCCATGACCTGTAAACGGCGAAGCTCGTTTTCGGTCTTGCGCATCACGTGGGTCACGCGAGGCGAGGTGTCCAAAGAGGAAGCACCCCAAGGAACCACCACATCTTCAGCGGGAACAAATATAGAAATTTGCCGCTCGAGATGAGGGTCGTAGTATACCTTCTTAAACGCATTACCAGACAAACCCAAGCCCCAAAGCATGCGCTCGGTCTCGGGGCGGAATTCGGTCATGACATCCACCAGTTGGTGGTTCATGTCGGCTTCCACGTTGGTGGCCGCATCTTTCTTCTCTGGGGTTTCTTTACCAATGATTTCGGTTTTTACCGGACCAGAGGCGGGAAAGATTTCCATGATGGTTTCGGCTTGGAACTTAACCAACGCTTCTGCCATGATGGGGTGATAGACACCACAAGCCCCCGGCCAAGGGTCGGTGCGGTCTTCCATCTTCAAGCCAAGGAGCTCTAATCCATCCACATAGGCTTGCATCCAATCGCGGCGGGAGGTGACATCATCTTCGTAGTCCGAGATTAGGTCGCCCACAATCATGGCGATTTCACTGTCGCTTAATAGCTCTACGAGATTCTCATCAAAATCCTCTTCACCTTTCTCAAGGCTAATCTCCATATTGCCCGCATGGATGTGAACCGATTCGGGGTCTTCAATTTCAATCTCAATTGCAGGACCCTCTTCTAATCCTTCTAATCCAGAAGGTGCTTGGCTCAATGATTTAGAAAGCATATCCGTCCTTAATAATAGGCAACCTTGCGGCGATAGTATTGCGGTTCATCTTCTTCATCGGTGTTTAAACGAATGAATCCGCCTTGACGGAATCTTAATAGGGCTTGAGAGCTTGAGTCAACCAAGTCATCATGGTCCCCATTGGGGAACGAGGCCAACTCTTCCATCAGCTCTTCAGCCCAGCGGGTCTCAGGACACCACACCATCCCAGAAGCAAATAAATCCGATATCGCGTTTACACGGGCAATCTTATCATTTCCCTTGCTGGGTGTGTACTCTTGGAGCGGTATTCCTTGTTGGCGCATTTCATAAATCAAAGGAGCACCAGCCGCTTTCTTTTCAATAATCAAACTGTCTGGATTCCATTCCTTATACATCTCAAAAGCTTTTCTCTTGAGCTCTGGAAACTCCATGCGGTCTTTGAATGCATCCAAAAGAATAATGTTGGCAACCTCATCCCCATTTGAGTTGGGATGCCTAAAGACGCCCCACGTTGTGCAAGCAGAGTAGTCGGCCCTGTTGTGCTTTTCAAAAGCGGTGTCCCAAGACTGAATGATGTACTCACAGCCGGGAGGATGCTCGCTCTCCCATATACGCCACATCTCTCGCTTAACAATCGCGCCCTCTTCTGAGGTGGGATTCTGTTGGTACTGAGCTTCCCACTTCCCAACGGGAAGTTCCGCCTTGATGGTGTCCAGTTCTTTCTTGGACCAGAACTCAGGCCACAGAGGAGTTCCACTTTCAAACAAAGCAGGGAACTGAATAACCTCCCACTCATCTCCATCGCGCTTAATGGAGTTATTGATAATCTGACCGGTCAAGTCTCTCTTAGACCAACGGGTCATCACAATGATAATGGCTCCTCCCGGTTGTAAGCGCTGACGAGGACCGGCGTTGTACCACTCAAACACTCGGTCATATACCGCAGGGTTTCCCATCATGGCTTCTTGTTCTGAATGCGGGTCATCAATAATTAATACATCCGCACCCTTACCAGTCACAGCGCCGCCAACACCGATAGCAAAGTAATCCCCGCCCTTGTTGGTATTCCAACGTCCAGCGGCCTTTGAGTCGGTCGATAGCCGAGTGGTAAAGATAGCTTTGTAGTCGGGCGTATTAACCAAGTTACGCACCTTACGGCCAAAGCCAACCGCAAGCTCAGCGGTGTGGGCCGTTTGAATAATCTTTTTCTCAGGATACTTACCCAAGAACCAAGCCGGGAACAGATAAGAGGCAAACTCACTCTTCGTATGCCGGGGAGGCATATTGATAATAAGCCGCTTTAATTCTCCCTTAGCGACCCTCTCAAAAGCATCCGCCATGATTTCATGATGAGAGCCAGCAATGAAAGAAGACCACATGGAGTTTACGAAAGGTATAAAGTTTTCTCTACACCTCTCTATCCTGTCAGCCCTAAGAAGCTTATGAATCTTCTCAATGTCCGGATGCTTATCCGGAAGGAAGTCCAAAGTCTTTCGATAAGCCTTAAGCTCTTTCTCAGTCAACAAGGTCATAGCTTAACCATCTTGTTGACCGTCTTATCTTTAGGCTTACCCATCTTAATGCTCCTGAACTTATAAGGACTCACCTTGATGTAACCCTTCTCATGAAGCTCATGAACAATCCTGCAAATGTTTGACTTGCTCTTCAAACCAATACCACCCGCAATATCAACATAAGAAGGTGCAAAACCTTTAAGCTGCAAGTAAGCCTTAATGAACTCCAAAACATTCTTCTGTCGTTCCGTCAACTCTTTATTTTCTGACATATATACCACCCCATGTTTTAAAACGAACGTTCGTATGGGGGGTAATTCTGTACAAATGTTTAAACGATGTCAACAAAAAAATGAGGAGGGGGAGGGGGTGAGAACGTTCGTAATGGGTAGGGGAAGTGATGGGATGTGGGAAATAGAGCGTTAGGCATTCCTCCAGAGGAGGGCCCGAATCGGTCGGGTGGGGGGTGGCAGGGTCGGGATAATCCCAATCGATTATGCCGTACCCCGAATGCCAAATCGTTTAAACGGCCTGCGCAGATGAATCGCCATTATCGGTTGGAGTCGAGCGCTTGATTATCTTCAATGACGCTTTCATCTTGGCGGTGTTGAATGACTGTATATGACCATCGAGCTCACGTTTGAGTTTGTCTGAATCAATCTCTTCAATCTTTGATTCAACTCTATCGGTGAACATACCGATTGCTTTACCCATTAGCTCCAGAGCCTTTAAACGGTCGCCAAGCCTGTTTGTTTCATTATCCGCATGCTTGAGTAGGTCTCCCATAATCTTGCGTCTAGCGGCCACTTGGTCGTCAACTATGTTTTCTTTTACAGAGTCCCAGACAGACTCCATTAATCCACTTATCCGCCCATCCTTCATCAGTTTGTTCGCATTACCCTGAATCACTGCCTCGTTGGTGGTTCTTACATCGTAGGCTTTTTTGTAGGCTTCCTTAGGTGAATGTCCCTGAGCCACCAAAGAGCTGAACAATCTCATCTTTGGAGTAATCCTTTTGTCCTCTCTATTCTTTACACCATATACCTTTCCATTCTTTGTTTTCTTTTCTCTTACTTTTGCAACAGCTATCCGCATCGCTTCGCTGATTTCATTCGAGGAATCCCCCGCCTTACCATTGCGTTCGTCATTATCCACACCAGCATCACCATGCGGCTCGTTTAAACCCTCTTGAGGCTCTTCAAATGCTTCGTTTGGCTCTTTAATCATTGTTTGACCCTTTCAATAGTCAATTGGTTTCACCCTTACATATACAACAGCATCAACATGCAACTGCTGTTCGCGTACCGCTCACTGTACCAACCTGCATAACGCCATCAACCATGCGACCGTTTGTCCCTTGTGAACGACACTATGTGTTGTTTAAACGCAACACAATTGACAACTTTGTTTAAACTTTTTGTTGACACCCTTGCTGGTAGTGCTAGCATATCGCTTGTGTTGGTGCTAGTGTGTTGTTGGTGCTGACAGGGTGTAAGACTAGTACTGCTCTGCTCTCGGATGAGATAAAGCAACAGGAACGAGATGGTAAATGCCCGACCGCTTTGACTCTGGATTGGTTCTCCAGACGAGTGCGAGACCCAGTGGCGACACTGATAACAGACCACACTGACAGGGTTTTATGAGAGCCCTGTCCGATGCGGTTTGCATCGATTATCTGCGAGGTGATTATGGATTCTATTAAGGCAATTCAAATCGTTGAAGGTTTCATCGATTATGAATCTCAAGAGCAATATCTGGAAGCTTGGCAATATCTGGTTAATACAGGCATGGCTTGGCAACTTCAAGGTTGGTACGGTCGTTGTGCTCGGCAGTTAATTGCTGACGGTTTAATCTGGGAGGCTTGAATGTACACCGCCCAAGTGAATGCCTTTGGCAACATTATCGTCTGTAAGGGTTGTGACGTGCGCAACAGCTATCGCATTATCTTTACTGGTTCCTATCAAGAATGTCTGGCTTTGAAAGCGAGGGGATTATGAAAATCATTAAGCTTGGCGGCGATAAGTTTGAATATCGCGGCATACAGTTTCAGTTAAACCGTAATGTGCCAACCGGATATTGGGGGCGATACAGGCTTGACTTTTTTGGCGAACGCCGAACGTTCACGTACCGTAGAGATGTGATTGCTTACATCGATTGTGTGAAGGATGAGAAATGAAATCATTTTTCTATGACCTGTTTTGCGCGATTATCTTTGTGATATTAATGTTCGGTTACTTTTTCTACGTTCTCTGGAACATTTAAACACACTTGATAATGCATTATCGCTAGTGCATTATCGGATTTTGTTTGAATTAACTGCGAGGTGTAATATGAAACGTGAAGACTGGTTGAATCTGGCCGTTGAATCTCTCCGGCCTTTGTTTGAATCTGTTGGGCATCCATTACCCGACAAGATTCGGGTGACCTGCGGCTTCCCAAGTCGCGGTGGTCGCGGTGCGGTTATCGGTGAGCACCACTCTCCCGCCGCGTCTGCCGATAATCACCACGAGATATTCATCACCCCCAAACAGGATAATCCTATTGAGGTGATGGGCATTCTGGTCCACGAGTTGGCCCACGCCGCTACCGATGGTGACGGTCACAAGGGACGCTTTCCCGCTCTGGTTAAAAAGCTTT